CGAGTATGGGGGTCAGGCCGCAGACACCATTCAGCAAGGGATTTATGCGCCTATTTACGGCATGAATCGGCTATATCTGAAGCGCAAAACAAAAGCCCAATGAACCCAAAGCCATTTAAGATAAGCAACAATGTATCGCCTTACCTTGCTAGGCTTTATATTGCCGTATTTCCTGAACGGGATTGCTTGTTTGAGTTAAAAGAATTAACGGCTGATTAAGCCAGTATGTCTAGGGCTTTATTGATCTTAGCGATACGGTCATCAATGCCAATCTTGCCGCCATTGATTCTTACGGTCAGGGTTGTAACATCCATAGCGTCTGCTAGGGCATTTAACCCACGCTTGTTCCAAAACCAGCCAGCAGAAAGAGCCGCATAGCGTGGTTCTTCTACAAGCTGGGGGTTAGCTATTAAGTCCTCACCAATCGCATCCCCAAAGGCCTTATAGTTGTCTTTGCCAGTCAATTGAATCAATCCACGACCTATGTATTTAGCACCGTCACCATCTTCGGTGTTACCCATCCTGCCTGAATACACTTTATTAGCAATCTTTTCAGGCTGCCGTTCAAACTTTTCTGCGGTGTCCATGTCAGGAAAGCGGCTAGGCCATGTATTCATTAACGCTTTAGCCGAGTAATTTAAGTTTTCCCGTAAGAACTTGTAGCCCCCACTTTCGTGCATCGTCTGTCCAATAAAACAGGCTTGACGCTTTGGGGTGTTTATTTGGTATTTTTCAAAGGTTTCTTGCAATGGCTCAAACCACTTGCCTTCAATGCCTAAAGCTAATAATTGAGCTTCAAGCATCTTTTTTGGCTTTCATATCCATAATCTTTTCTAGGGTTCTGCCGCCAAAATAAAATGACATGACTAGCATCCCCCATTGTCCCAGCAGTTCTACATACTTTTCATTAGCGTTATTGCCAAAAGCACTCATCATGGCAAATACAAAGTAACCACCAAGGATAAAGATTAGGGTCATTGGGCGAATGTTCTTGGATAACCAGCTATCGCTTGCCATATCCGCTTGCGCCCGTTTAGTCACTTCTTGCGCTTCTGCGGTATCTGCTTGTATTTCAGCCAGTTTGCCTTCTTGGGCAAGTTTGGCTAGTTCTAATTGGGCTTGGGCTTTAGCTTGGGGGTCAGGTATCAGCTTGTCAATTAGCTTCATTCCAACGCCAACAATGGTATCTAGTCCCAACATATCATCTCCCGATTGCGGTTTCGTTATCACCCTTGCGAACCAAGACCTTATCACCGTCTACAGCTACGCTCATTGGATCACGGTCAGCCATCTTGTCTAAGCGCACAATAAGTTCTTTCATAATTTCAAACTCAGGTTTTTCTTGCTTTGGATTAGCCCCAGCAACGCCATTTAACATAGAAATAAGGGCGGTAAGGGAAGCACCAAGCAAACCCATTACGGCAGCCATTTTGCCTTCTTCTAGCACGATTGAAGCACCTACACCAATTACCACGATAAAGGTAATGTAAAAAAGGCCTTGTTTGCCGATGGATTTACCAGCGACTTCTTTTGCGGATTCAATTTGATCGTTCATTTTTTAATAAAGATAAAGTCAGTAAGAATTGAAATAGCACCACCAACAACGGAAGCTACGCCCATTAAAGCCCAAAGACTGCCTTTAGAGCGTTCAGCCATAAGAACTAACTTTTTAAGGTCAGATTCCATTTCATCAATTTTTTTTTCCATTGATGTAAATTTTTGCTCGTAGTTTTCGACCTTGTTCCACAAGACCCCATAACGAACTAAATCAATCTTACCGTCATCCATAACTTACACCTTAGAAAGTACCGCAGTTAATGGTGTAAGTGCCTGTGCTTAAAAAGTTTACAGACACAGCATCTTGGGCATTTTGTGGGTCGGTCAGGTTAATAATACGGTTATTAGCCATATTTAAACTACCCGTTGCAGGGGTTTGACCATCTGACGCTAGACTTCCTGTAAGAGCAAAGGCTATGTCGTTCATTGTGCTATTAGCCCAATTCGATGTAATGGTTGTGCCTGATACAACAGGGTTTCCTGCTGGTAAGTTGTATTGACCTGCTCCGTTTCTACTCATTTGTTGCTCCTTGAACGCCTTGCAATGTTAATAATTGAGCTAAATTACGCTGATTTTGAGTTAAATAAGGCGCAGCCGTATTTTGGATTAAACGATTTTGTACAGGGCTAGACAATGCGGCAGCCCTTAACGCTGGTCTAGCCAATATTGCGGCAGCACCTAAACCGCCTGTTGTACTTACCCCACCAAGTAATCCAGCAGCATAATCTAATGGGCTTAATTGTGGCAAGCTACCCATAGCTTCTGTTGCTTGACTGGCTTTGGGAAACGCTTGGCTAAACTGGGCAATGCTTTTTAATTCGCCTGATAACGGTTTGCCACGCTGTAATTGGGCCGCTAACTTCTTGGCATCAATAGTTCCAGTAGTGGTATTTGCCGCTTTTTCAATAGTGTAAGTTTTAGCAATTAATTGCCGTGCATCTCTAAATTTGTTTAATAAATCAGTTTGACCTGTTTTGCTTAAATGTGTTTCTAATGCGCCTTCAATAGCATCAGCCGCTTTTTTAGATGCTCTGCCAATATCGCTGCTACCAGTTCTAAACGCATCGTCAGCCGATGTGCGTAACTGTTTAATTTTTTCTACTGCTGAACTTGCATCAAAACTAGGCGATTTTAAAGATTGAACCAAGTTAATTACTGGGCTTGGTGGCGAATCTGGAAAACCTTGCATAGCTGTTAGATAAGGCTTGGCAATATCATCTAACGCATTAATGTACGATTTATCAGCAATAACTTGACCTGAAAGTCCAAGATTTGTATATGCGTTTCCAGCCGTAGTACGCAAATTTGTAATAACTTCAGGAGTAATTAGTGTATCTTTTGGCAAACCTAACGATTTAGCTGCTAATTCATTGGTAATCTGTTGATTTCTAGCACTTGCGTTTTGCGCTGTGCTAATTTTTCCAGCAATTCCTTCCATTGCTCTGTTAAGCATAGATGGATTAGCTTGAGTTGGCGGTATTACATAGCCTAAATCTCTTGCTTGTTGAATGGATTGAGCCATTTGTGGATTTGGGGCTTGCCCACGCAACATAGACGGCAAAGAAGTAACAGCAGGAATAGCACCGCCTAAAGCTGTACCTACGGCTACATTCTTAGCTACATTGCCATACATATCTGCGCCAGTTTCGCCTGTATTTATAGGCGTAATTAAACCCGATGTTGCACCAATAGCTGATCCTTGCAAAATTGGGTTTGCCCTAGCAAAACTAGGAATCATGCCAGCACCACGAGTAATAGCTGCGGCAGGGGCAACTGCGCCAGCTACACGACCAGCACCATAAGAAATTGGATTAGCTTCGTAATAAACATCTGCTTGTTTATCAAGGTTTTGGGCTAATTGGCTTGTGCCTAAATTTCCACCCGTAACTAATTGTGCGCCAGCAACAAGCGGATCAATAGCAGATTTGGTAACGCCAGCTAATGTTGATTCCAAAGGTCTTGGTTGAGCTTGCACATTGGTACGATTAACCATGCGTGGCCTACCAATAGCAGCACCGCCACCTGTAGAAGCCCATACTGGGTTTTCTTCCACAACTGGGCCAGCATAAGGTGTTGTTTGACCGCTATCAGGTACAAAGCGTGGTGTTTGTTCGGTGTCAGGTACGAATTTCATATTATTGAATAGTTCCAGTTACGCCATTAACGGTTACTTTGTCACCTTTTTTCAAAGTGCCAGCTTGTATTGCTTGTTGAACATCTTGATCTGTATTAAAACTTTGTAAAGGTTTATTTACTTCAGGTTTAACTAATTTTTTTGCAATATCAGCAGGAACATTACGACCTTGAGATACATATGCTGTGTTTACAATGTTTTTAGCTGTAGTTCTTAAACTTTCAGCCTGTCTATCTAATGCTTTGTTTGAAAACAACAAAGAAGATGGGTTTGTTGGATCACGCACAACTTTTTGTAAAATTTCATAATCAGGGCCGTTTAATACGCCCAAGTTATAAGCTTCTTTTGCTTGCAACATCATATTGTTATATGCGTTGCCCATTTCAGCCCGTTTATCAGGGTTAGCAAAATCTTGAACGCCAAAACCTTTTATTTTGCTTTGATAATCCGTAATGGCATCACTAAGGTTAATTGATCCTGTAACTTGTTTATTAAGTCCTTCAGGCAATCCTTTTGTTTTTCCTGCTAATTGCTGTCCACCAGCACCCATTACTGGTGTAGCTTGACCAGTACGAGTGTCTATTAAGAAAGTACCATCGTCACGCTCTACTACTTGTCCAGCGGTAGGCATTTGTGTTTTAGAAATGCGTTGCAACACCTTACTCATGTCATCAGGATCACGAAACTCAATAGCAGTACCAGTATCTATTTGAATAGGCTTTTTAGTTCCTGCGGCTACTTGTTTTGTGGTACCGTCAGGCATAGTCATAAATCGTGTTTGATCTGCGGATAAAGTAAATGTTTCAGGGCCTTCTGTTAGCTTTCTTAATCCAGCAGCTTGTAGTGCAGGGTTATATGCGGTTGCAGCAAAGTCATAAGCACCTTGTACATTAGGTGCGCCCCGTACCATTTCTTGAGGAATAGCTTGACCAGTCTGTGTTGGCCCTGCTTGTTCAGGAGCAAGTTGCTCTCTGCCTTGCATAAGGTTGCGGAACTCTTTAAGTTCATCACCATAACGCTGACGCAATTGTTTAGCCAAGTCTAATGCTTGTTTATCGCCTTTTTCAGCCAATCCTTTACCAGCGTATAACTGGGCTAATGGGGCTAATTGAGCAAATATGCTAGGCTGCACATAACGACCACTAACCATTTGGCCTTGCGGTTGTTGTGTACCTTGTTGCATCAGCATTTGCGCCATTTGTTGTTGGCGGTTTAATTGCTGTTGTTGCTCAAACAGTTCGGGGGGTAGAGTTCCAGCTGGATTGATAGCCATATTAGTATCCTGCTTGTTGATATGCTGGGTCTGTGTAATTAGGCATAGGTTGGCTGTAATCTGTTACAGGCGCAGGTGTATTAGGTGTTTTACCTTGACGCAACATCATTGCCAATGCCATTGGGCTCATTCCACCGCCTTGACCAGTTTGACCAGCGGCTTGTGTTAGTCCTTGACCTTGCTGCATACCCATGTTTTGATTTGCTTGTTGCGCTGCAATGTTTTGGAACATAGGGTCTACGCCACCAAGATTTTGCTGTTGCATCATTTGTTGGATGTATGGGTTCATGGTAATAGTCCGTAATTAACGATTTTGTAGCCGTCATTGAGTGTTGTAACAGCGTATGGGTACACTTGCTCAACTTCTTGTGCCATAACGCCAACCTGTACACCTTCACCGCCTAATGAATGATATTTTACTTTATCAATGTATTCGTAGGTGTATAAAGTTAAACCGTTTGCCAACACGCCAACTGGTTCAATGTTTTGCTTTAGGCGAACATCGGAATAAGCCATAATTCCTGCGCCAGCCAAGTTCATTAAGCCGCCATACATACTGTTTTGACCTGCTTGACCAGCGTTATAAGCACCCATTCTTGCGTTATAGTCCATTTGTCCTGCACCTAATAAGTCAGCACCTTGGGTAGTTGCTTGGTTAAACGAATTGACAAATTGTGGGCCTGTAACCTGTGAGCCAGTACGAACCGCAGATAATGTGTTTAGTGGCTCATTACGCAAATAGGCTTGTTCGCTAAGACCTTGCTGACGGGCTTGATTAGACAAGTTTGCATTTGCCATTTGGTTAGCAAATAATTGCTGAATTTGTTGGTTGTTAAAGCCAAGATTTTGCAATTGCGCTGCATTTTGACCAAGCAGAGCTTGATTACCAAACTGACCAGCTTGCAACTCTTGACCAAATAAGTTTTGTTGAACATTTTGCGCTTGCAACTGGGCTTGTGTTCTCAAGTCATTTTGTTGCATTGCAAGGTCTTGCTTGGCACGGGTGTAGGCTTCTGAACCAATCGGAATACCTTGTGCTGCTAACTTAGCGTCTTGTTGCTCTTGCTGACGCTGTAATTGAGGATCAAGGCGTTGCATCATTAAATTGCTTGCACGATCCCATCCTTCCATGCCAGCGTTTTGACCAATGGATGTTTGTAGATTTGGTGCATTGCCAGCACGAGTAAAATCTTCTTGACCAACATTAAAACGCATTGGAGCTAATCCGCTGGTGTTAAAAGGCGTATTTAGCATATTTCTTACATAACCAAGACCTTGGTTTGCTAACTCACCTAAACCCATGCTGGTTTGGTTTTGATAATCTAAAAGTTTTTGTTGTTCAGGGCTTAAAGTCTGTGTTGCTGTCCATCCAGCATCAGGATCAGCTTGGGTCATAAAATCAGCATAATTTGGTGCAGTAGGCATTGGATTAGTTACATTTCCGTACTCATCCGTTTGTGGCTGATATGACTGTCTTGCCTGATTGTATGCGTCTAAAGATGTTTTATAAGCATCGGCATTAAATGTAGGTGCTGTGTTTTGAGAATAAGTCAAAGAACCGTAAGGAGTAACTTGGTTTACTCTATTTGCTTTGGTAGCAAAACGAGCAGCTTCTAAGTTACCTGCGGCTGTTTGTTGAGCCATTCCAGCATAATCGGGTGGGGGTGGTGCGCCACCGCCTTTACCACCGCCTAATGGTGTGCGCTTACCCTCATGGGTATAGCCGTGATGTTTATTAAAGTGTCTTAGAATACTCATTTTTACGCTCCCTGATCCATCTACAATCAGCTTTGTCCATTTCAAAAACTACAATATCACCACCATCGTCATGTACCCCAATAAAACGATGCGCTTCTTTAAAACCTAGTTTTTGGTCATATTCCATAGCTTTTACATTTTTGCTATTGACTATTCCAAACACTTTTACTAGCTCACAATGATTAAAAGGGTATTCAAATGCCGATTTTAACAACTGTTTTGGCGTATATCCACCTTTTAAATTAACCATGTGCATTTGGCAAGTCTTACCTATAAATGCCGTATAACCTACTACCCACTCAATCTTTCCACTCTCATCAGCCCAAAATATAGCTTGTAAATCACCACAAGGCTGTACTCCTATTTCGTTTTGCAATATTTTGGCAGCGACATTCTTTAATTCCAATGTATTGGCTGACCAAAGCATTTACAAAACCCCACCTTTTTCCATTACATAATCGGTACTTGCCCATCTAAAATCTACACCTTGCGATGCAACACTTAAATTAATTGAACCAGCGTAGCCGATACCGTTTACGCCTTGCCATACTTTAGTTACCGTTAAACCTGAACCCCAGCTATTTTGATCCCATTTAGCCGTGTCCCACGTGCTTGCGCTTATTAAACTAGGGTTAAATGTAATCTCGTTTGATAAGTTTACGGTGTCAAAATCGGTGCTAATACCGCATAAAACAGTAGGAATTTGGCTATTTGTTTGCAAAATAGGGCGAACCAATGTAAACCGCTTTAGCTGACCACGACTGTCAAAATAGCTATACGCTTGTTGCACATTGCCTACAATGTTTGATCCTTGGTCGCTAAAACCATCGTAAAACTTGCCAATAAAGCCATTAGCACCAAAGAACATACCTTCGCCACCTGACATTTCCCAGCAAACAGCAGGAATATTGGTAAATCTAGCCCATGACTTTGTAATGTTGTGCATTACATACTGCTCGTAGCCACTTTCAATAGGCACATTAAGGATTAACATATTAGCGGAAGCAAAATAGTTAATTTGCCAGCCAAAATTGGTTGCATACAATGTAGCAGCTTGGCTCATTGCATAGAAAATCTTGTCAGTTAGGTTGATTCTTGGGTCTAAACGGCTAGATTGCAGGGCGGCAGCCATTGGGACTAAACCACCTTGCGTAATTAGCAGTAAATCACCACCAAATTTAAAGAAACACCTGCGATTAAATGTTTGACCAATTTGCCAAACGCCAACCAAAGCCCAAGCATCAGCGTCAGAAGGATTTGTACCCTTGTAAACAATGACTTCACCCATAGAGGTGATAAATGCGCCAAAGTCATCAACGCCATAGCCTGCGTCAATAGTCCAAGTACCCATTGCTTGCAAAAAACCACCGCTACGGGCTATTGATCCAAGCGGAAATTGGGTTGCTGCACCACCTAAAGATTCGATAGGCAAGTACCAAAAGTCTAAACTGTCTTTTTCTACAAAATAAATGCGTTCTTGCAAAGAATTGACATTAACAAAACGATTGTTATTGATGCCAGTAATGCCCAAAGTAGTATAAACAGGCGTTCCTGTTGCAGGGCTTGTAGTGGTCGTAGCAAGCGTGTAAGTAAAAGTTGTAGTGTTGGTAACAGTAATGACAAAAGTACCGTTATAGGGGGCTTCTGCTGCCCCTGTCATTTGAATACGGTTGCCAGTTACAAGTCCATGCGCTGCCGATGTAACTACGGTAGCCGTTGTTCCTGAACTGGTAAGGGTGCTAATTGTTTGCGATGCAGTAACAGTTGCTAGCCTAAACCAACGCACTCCATCGTAAATCATGGTGGCATCTTGACCGTTACAAGCAACTAGAAAATTACCGCCAGCAGTAGAAAAGTTAATGTGCTGAAAACGGCTATTG